AAGGAATAGCAGGATTCAAAGGATTGTAATCTCTTAAGTTGGGAAACTCCAACACATCACCACTCATGAGCTTGCGACCAAACGTGTCAATCATGTCATTGTAGTGAAAGGTGATAAACAAGGTATCGTTGTTCAAGAACAAGCCAAACTGTGTAAGATCAAAATCAATGTCTTGCACACGATATACACCACGCATGACATAGACGTCTGGATCGTAGGCTCTATCACGATTTTCCAACAACAACAGATCTTCAATGAATAAGGGGTTCTGCGTTTCACGCACAGGTATGGTTATGTCAGCATCGCCCGGATCGCCAGTTTTTGGACCCAGATATTTGTGGACCAGGATGTCAAGACCTCCCACAGTGTACATCTCACTGATATTGCGGTCAAGGTATTGATAATCGCTAGTGCGGTTAGGACGGTATAAACTCAGGCGTGGCATAGTAGTATATTTATGGGCTGATTTGACCAACAACTACAAAGCCAGTATAATTACATGCATGGATGAGTTATATCAACGCTTGGATCGTGCAGAACGTCAAATAGCCACAATCAAAAACAAAGTTGCCCGTAAGGACCTGTTAAAAATGGTCAAGGCCGTAGATCAGGCCATGGTAGCCGCAGATCAGGAAAGCGTGGAATGTCGCAGACTGCATCGCGAAACCTCACGCTACAAGGAATTGGTAAAAAATGCCAGTGATCTAATCGTCAACCTGGAGCAACACCTAACATTTGCGGCCCTGTTAAGCGGTTGACAAAAATTGGCCCAGGTGCTATAATAATACTTTACACTCAGGAGAACCCATGAACGCACGAGCCGCAACTGTGATCAAGCCTTTGAATCCCAAAGGTGCTGAAACCAAATATGTTGGGCACGAGCCTGTCTGGAAATTCCAGCCCACGGAAGAAAATCGTATCAGCGCATTAAGCAAGGCCTTTTCCTGGTACAACTATCACTATGGCAAAAAGGATGCCAAGGACATGCTGTGTCAGTATCTGGAAGTCAATGACCGAGCCCGAGATGCCAAAATCATGCGTGGTATTCCAGACAGCCAGATCCGACTCACACCGGCCTGGGTATGCAGAATGACCTTGATGGGCCTGACGCTCAACGAGCATGAACAGTGCGTTATTGACGAGCAGATTGTCGGCATGCTGAAAATCAAACAAGAAGTCAAAAAAGTCATTGACGAAGCTGAGGTGGCGGTGGCAAAACTTACCATACAAGATCACCTGCGTGAGAAGGTGTCGGAATGTGCCGGCGAACTAGAAGGCATGTTTGATGACTTTATTTCTGCAGGTGCCAAAATGACCGCAGACTGGAAACCCATTGCACAGATACGTGGCATGAACATCAGCCCCAACATGGTGGGCATCATTGCTGATGTGTGGAAGATCAAACTGGCAGAATTTGAAGAAGTATTAATTGGTGAAGATGCTGATCTTGTAGAAGGCTACAGTCACCTCAACAAGAATCAAATCAAACAGTGCGTCAAGTTCATTGAACAAGTGATTGCTGACTGCGGTGCCTATGTACAGATCAAGAAGGTAGAACGCAAACCACGTGCCAAAAAAGCAGTCAGCCCAGAAAAACTTTCGTCCAAATTCAAGTATCTCCGAGACTTTGCCGAACTCAAATTGACCAGTATTGCACCAGCACAGTTAGTGGGTTCAGGCGAAGCATGGTTGTATGATACTAAAAAACGCAAACTGATCCATGTCATGGCAGACACACATATTGGCACTGTCAGTGTCAAAGGATCAGCTATTGTGGGATTTGATACTGTGCAGACCGTGCAAAAAACTCTACGCCGCCCAGCTGAACAGCTCAAAGAGCTACTTGCAGGTGGCAAACCTGCGGCTCGTAAGGTGTTCAAGGACATCAAGTCCACAGAAACCAAGTATAACGGGCGCGGCAACGAGAATCTAATCATACTCAAGGCCTGGTAAATACAGGGAACACGGAGTTCCCATGGCACAAGCAGAATCAACACTACAAACCCTCAAGCAAACGCTGATTGATTATGTCCAGTTACAACTGGGTAGTCAGATCGTCGACATTGAGCTGGACGATGCACACTACGAAGCAGCCTATCAAAAAACCATAGGAACCTATCGCCAGCGGGCACAAAATGCCTATGAAGAAAGCTACACCTTCATGGAATTGGTCAAAGACGTAAACATCTATACCTTGCCGCAGGAAGTGATCACAGTGCGTCAGATCTTCCGCAGAACCTTTGGTGATAGTACAGGACCATTTGCGTCAAACTTTGATCCGTTTAGCCAGGCATCAATCAATGTGTATCTCATGAACTTCAACGTGGCTGGTGGCCTGGCCACTTATGATTTTTATGCAGGCTATGTGGAACTGGCCGCCAGAATGTTTGGCGGCTACATGAACTACACCTGGAATCCGGTCACAAAGAAACTGCAACTGATCCGCGACCCCAAGGGCACTGGAGAAAATGTCCTGCTTTGGACTTACAATTTGAAACCCGAAGTGAATCTCTTGCAAGATTTCCAAATCAGTCAATGGATACGTGACTACATGGTGGCCAACTGCAAGTACATCATCGGCGAAGCACGTGAGAAGTTTGGTACCATAGCCGGCCCACAAGGCGGCGGCACACTAAACGGCACTGCCATGAAGGGCGAAGCACAGGCCCAGATGGATGCTCAAATTGAACAACTCAAAAACTACATAGACGGCAGTCAGCCCATAACCTTTGTCATTGGCTAAAGCCCATAGACAGACGCCAAAATCCATGCTATAATATAGCATGAGTTCATTGATGATTGACATAGAAGGTTTAGGCACAGGTCCAGATGCCACCATTTTGACCATTGCAGCCCAGAGTTTTGATCCGTTTGGAACTGGCTATCATAATCGTTGCTATTATGCCAGGATTACTTTGGAAAGTCAGGAAAACAGAACCATACAACAAGATACCATAGACTGGTGGGCCACTCAACCCGAAGCACAAGCCGAAGCATTCATGGAAGAAAGTCGTATTCCGTTGGATCAAGCATTAGACAGCCTTTATAAATTGGCCTGGCAACACAAGTTTATCTGGGCCAATGGACCCACCTATGACATGAATATTCTGGAGCATGCCTACAAGAGCTACGGCAAGAGCCTGCCTTGGCAGTTTTATAATGTGCGCGATGCCAGAACAATCTACAGCCTATGGCCCGAGCTACCCAAGCCACCTACCAGCCATCATGCGTTGGAGGATTGTCGTAGACAGATAGACATGTTGCAGGCCACATTACGGCACTTAAATGTAAAGGAAATAAGATGATTATTGGCATTGCCGGCTTTCAAGGATCAGGCAAAGACACCATTGCTGACTATTTACAAAACATCTACGGGTTTAAACGTGATAGTTTTGCTGCCACGCTTAAAGATGCTGTGGCTGCTGTGTTTGGGTGGGATCGTGAATTGCTCGAAGGACGTACTACAGAAAGTCGCGCCTGGCGCGAGACTGTGGACCCATGGTGGTCTAACCGTTTGAACATGCCCAATCTGACTCCTAGACTAGTGCTACAAAAGTGGGGAACAGAAGTGGCTCGTAAAAGCTGGCACAACGATACTTGGATTGCTAGCCTTGAAAACAAACTGAATCGAGCACACAATGATATTGTTATCACTGATGTTAGATTTCCTAACGAAATTAAAGCAGTTAGAAACGCTGGGGGAATTGTAATACGTGTGGTTCGCGGCCCTGAGCCCGAATGGTATGAGTTAGCTATTGAAACAAATAGCGGCACATTCAATCACATGGCCCAGGCCTATCCCGAAGTACACCCTAGCGAATGGGCCTGGATTGGTACTGAGTTTGACGCTGTTATTGACAATAATGCCGATGGGCTTGATCCGCTATTTGCCCAAGTTAAACATCTGGTTCAAGATCTCCAGGCCGCCACGGCAAGTCACTCTTAGCAATTTCTATCACGCAGTTTTGACACACAGTTTTTAAATTGCGTAGCGTGTTGTTGTTAAGATTGCCATCCATGTGATAAACCAAGAGTTGTACAGAATATTTTGCACGAAAGCCACAGCGATCGCAGGTGACTTTTTTCTTGTAACCTGCTGTTTTCCATCTAGGATCAACCGGCTTGAGTCTGCGGCCTCGCCTGATACAGTGCTCACATAAACGTCGGTACTGTATACGGTCAGCACGGTGGTAAGCCACAGCTCTAACTCGTTGATTGCAGGCCATACACATGGGTCTCATGGGTATATTTACCCTTAAACCTACTGGGTAGGGAAGCAATCATGGCTTGTTTTTGCCTTTTTCCATAAATATCTTTAACTAGAAAAAGGAATTACCATGGCACTAATATCACCAGGCGTAGAAGTCACAATCA